TCAGGGTGAAAACGCGCGTGCTCGTGCGGCGCGACGTGGCGATCCACGTCGGATCGAAAGCCAACTACCTCCTGTTCGTGGAGTGGTTCCAGGTCGACATCAACATGGGCGCGGACTGGTTCACCTGGACCGACCCGGTGTCGGCCACGTCGAAATCGGCGCGCTTCGTCTCCGCGCTGGGCCGCGCCGCGCCGGTCGGCCGGCTGGCCGATGCGTGGGTGGTCGCCGCGACCATCGAGACCTGGAGCGCCTGACGTGATGCCCCCACGCTCGCGCCGCTCGCTGCCCCCCGCGGGGGCCGTTCAGCCCCTCGGGGCGGCCCGTCGGAGCTGACATGCCGCGCTCGTATTCCACCCACCTGCTCGAGTCGGTCGGCAACACCACCGGCGAGGAGCCGGTGTATCTGCTCGAGATCAACCACGACCAGCTCGCGGTGCCGATCCGCGTGGTCAACGACACCGACGACCTGGTCAGCAACGGCGACACCTACATCGCGTTCGCGTTCCGCGTTTCGCTGCCGACCGACGTGGACCGCGAGCTGCCGCGCGCCACGCTCTCGATCGACAACGTCGGTCGCGAGCTGACGCAGTGGCTGGACGACTCCGCGGGCGGGCAGGGCGCGCAGGTGACCATCCGCCAGGTGATGCGCGACGACCCGGATACGGTCGAGTTCGAGATCACGCTGGACCTGCTCAACGTGTCACAGACCCCGCTCGAGGTTCGCGGCGAGCTCGGTTACGACGACACGCTCAACCTGGCCGGCCTGCCGATCACCTATCGGCCGGACGTGGCGCCGGGGTTGTTCTGATGCGCGCCGGGCAATCTCTCGCTGCCCGTGGCGCCGTCACGCTCGCCGCGCTGGTCGCCGGCGCGCCCACGCCCGCCGCGTGCGGCCGTCGCGCGCACTGGTCCGAAGGTTACATCGGCCTGCCCTACATCCCCGGCGCGCACGACTGCGCGCACCTGGTGGAGCGGGTGCAGCGCGAGATCTTCGGCCGCGCGGTGGCCGTGCCGGCCGAGCGGGCCGGCTGGCGCTCGCGCGAGCTGTCCGCGCAGATCGCCGAGGCCGCGCCCGGGTTGGCCCGCCGGCGCGCGGATCCCGACACCGCGCACGACGGCGACCCGGTGCTGATGATCGGCGCCGGGCGCCTCAATCACATCGGCGTGCTGGTCACGCCACTCGGCCAGCCGGTCGCGGTGCAGCCCACCGCGCTGCGCGACGCGGTCGCGGAGTGCTCGGTGCTCCACAACTTCATCCGCGCGCGCCAGGTGGTGCTCACCCGCGTGCGCGACCTGCCCCGCTGGGGGCTCGAACTCGAGGGGGTGTACGCGTGGCTGTGATGTCGCCGGCCGTCGAATCCGCCGCGCGTCGCGCGCTGGTGCTGGCCAGCGCGGGCGCCGCGTCCGATCGTCCGGTCGCGGTGTGGTGCCCGCACCCGCTGGTGCCGGCGCAGGGCCGCGTGCTGGTGATGGACCCGCTCATCCCCGGCGAGTCGCTGGCCGAGTACCTCGAGCGCACCGGGTTGGCCCGCGCGATCGGCCGCCAGCCGGTGGTGGCCACGCTCGACGGGCATCGCCTGCCGCGCGAGCTGTGGCGCCACGCGCGCCCGCGTCCGGGCGTGTTGATCCACCTGCAGGCGGTGGTGCAGGGCGGCGGCGGGGGCGGCGGGAAAAACCCGATCGCGACGGTGCTGTCGCTGGCGATCGCGGTGTTCAACCCAGCCGTCGGCATCCTCGGCAAGGCGCTGGCGGGCACCACGATCATCGGCTCGCTGACGGTCGGCCAGGTGTTCAACTTCGCGCTCGGCCTCGCCGTCAACGCGCTGTTTCCGCCTCCGCGTCCGCAGATCTCCGACGCGCAGGGCCAGAACGCCGGCTCGAACGATTCGCCCACCTACTCGCTGGCCGGCGGCGGCAATCGCGCGCGCACCTTCGAGCCGCTCCCGATGATCGCCGGCACGCATCGCGTGTTTGCGGATCTCGGCGCGAAAACCTTCACCGAGTTCGAAGGCCAGGACCAGTACCTCTATCAAATTTTCGAATTCGGCTACAACACCGTCAGCCTCTCCGACTGGAAAATCGGCACCACGCCGATCGCCAGTTTCAGCGACATCACGCTCGAAGAGAGCGGCACCGACGGCGCGCTCACGCTGTTTCCGGGCAACGTCGACACCATCGCCGGGGGCGCGCTCGAAGTGGGCACGCCGGTGCAGCGCACCAGCTCGCCGGGGTCGACCGCGATCGCGGTGGAGCTGGTCGGCAACTCGTTCGGCATCGGCGGCTCGGGCCTCGTGCAGGGCCTGGACTGCGAATTCAATCTCGAATATCGCGCGGTGGGCTCGTCGACCTGGCTGCCGCTCTCCGGCGGCGCGGCGCTGGTATCGGTGCGCGGCGCGGATGGCGATCGCGCGCCGATGCGGCTGACGTACAAGCTGGCGGTCGCGCTCGGCCAGTACGAGGTGCGCGTCGAGCGGCTCACCGCCACGCCGGTGGCCAGCGGCGCCACCTACGTGATGGATTTCAGTTGGTCGCAGCTCCGCAGCTACCAGCCCGACACGGCCGACTACACCGGCCGCAAACGCGTCGCCGCGAAAATGAAGGCCACCGGCCAACTCAGTGGCCAGGTCGAGCAGCTCTCCGCCGTCGCGCGCGCGCAGTGTCTCGCGTGGAACGGCGCGGCGTGGGTGCTGGGCGAGACCAGCAATCCCGCCTGGTGGTTCCGCGCCGTCGCGCTCGGCCGGTTCGTGACCCTCGACGGCGTGTCGCGCCGCGTGTGGGGCGCCGGCCTCGCCGCCGGCCGCGTCGACGACGACAGCATCCAGGCGTGGGGCGCGTGGTGCACGACGAAGTCACTCACGTTCAACGGCGTGTTCGACCGCGCGATGTCCGCCGCCGACATGCTCAACGCCATCTGTGCGTGCGGCCGGGCCTCGATGACATGGGCCAACGGTAAATTGGGCGTGGTGTGGGACGAGGCCGACCAGCCCGTCACCGCCGTGTTCGGCATGGCCAACATCGTCGCCGGCTCGTTCGAAATCAGCTACGCGACCGCGCAGCTCGCCGACGAGGTGATCGTCAGTTTCATCAACCCGGATCTCGACTGGCAGCGCGACACCGTGCGCTGTCTCGTGCCGGGCACCGTCACGCCCACCCGCACGCGCACGCTCGAGCTGTTCGGCTGCACCGATCTCGACATGGCCGGTCGCGCCGGCAACCTCTACGCCGCGCAGAACGCCTACCGCATCCGCCGCTACAAATGGCACGCGGACTGGGAGGGCATGGCCGCCAGCCGCGGCGACGTGGTGGCGCTCTCGCACGACCTGGCCAGCTATGACTACTCCGGCCGGCTGGTCGAGGGCAGCACCGCCTCCTCGCTCAAGCTTGACCGCGCCGTGCCGCTCGAGACCGGCGGGGCGTACATCGTCATCATCAAGCCCGATCAGACGTTCGATACGTATCCCGTGAACGGCGGCAGCGGTGACAGCGACACGCTGACGCCGACCTCGGCCCTGCCGTTCAACCCCGGCACCGACGCCGACCATCCGGTGTTCGATTACAAGTACCTGTACGGCCCAGCCAGCACGCCGGGGCGTCTGGTCAAGATCGACGCGATCCGCCCGCTCGACGAGCGCACCGTCGAGCTCACGGCGGTGGACGAGGCGGACGTGTTCTACGCCGCCGAGGATGCGGACTACGTGTACACCGTCCCGCGCCCCACCTACGGCGGCGCGTCGATCAGCAACCTGCAGGTCACCGAGACCGGCATCCGCGTGCCGCCCGGCTACATGGTCCAGCTCGCCGTGACCTGGGACGCGCAGGCCGACTACTCCGGCGCCGAGGTGTTCGCGGCTGTCGATGGCGGCCCGGAGCTGTCGCGCGGCACCACGCGGGGCACGCGGGTCGATTTCATCGTGGCCGACGGCGCCATCGCGCAGATCCGCGTGGTCGCGCATGGCACGCTCGGCCGCCTCAGCTCCACCACCACGCTGACCGTCACGCACGAGACCGACTTCGCCTCGGCACAGGCGCCGGCCGACGTGAGCACGTTCCTCATCAGCGACGACGTGCTGTCCTGGCTGCCGGTGGGCGACGTCGACGTGGCGGGTTACCGCGTGCGTTTCAACTACGGCCGCAACGCGAGCTGGTCCGCCGCCACGCCGCTCCATGAGGGCCTGCTCACGGCCAGCCCGTGGCAAATGCCGGTGCGACCCGCGGGTGCGGTGACGCTGCTCATCAAGGCCGTCGACGTGGCGGCGATCGAGTCTCTCAACGCCGCCCCGATCTACACCGACATCGGCGACCCGGTGGTGGAAAAGGTGGTCGAGACGTTCGACCTCGATGCGGCCGGCTATCCCGGCACGCTGACTGGCGGCACCGTGTCCGGCGGCGACCTGATGGCCTCGTCCACCGGGAAATTCTGGCCGGCGAGCGACACGGGCGCGTTTTGGCCACCGACCGACGACGGGCACTTCTGGCCAGCGGTGGTGTACGGCGACATGGTCTACGAGGCCTCCGTCACGCCGACGACGACCACCACCGGCGCCACCATGACCATCGCGGCCACCGTCACCGCGCAGCGCTACACCATCGAGTACCGGCCGCAGAGCCAGGGCAAGTTCTGGCCCGCCAGCGACTCCGGGTCGTTCTGGGACAACTCGGCCGACAAATTCTGGCCGGCGGCACCTGACTACCAGCCGTGGCCAGGCTCGCTGGTGGTGTCGGAGCGCGAGCCCTACGACATCCGCATCACCACCGCTGGCGGCGGCACGCAGGGCGTGGTCTCCGCGCTCACTGTCTCGACCGACATTCCGTTTGTCGCCGAGTCGTTCGCCGACCTGGTGATCGCCGCCGGCGGCACGCGCCTGCCGATCACCGGCAGCTACCGCGGCATCGACAACGTGCAGGTGACGTTGCAAAACGACGGCGGCTCCGCCATCGGCGTGCGCATCGAGGACAAGGATGCCTCGCTGGGCCCGCTCATCAAGACCATCAACTCCGCAGGCACGGGCGTCGCAGGCCTCGTGGACGCGACCATCCGGGGATATTGACCATGACCGCACTACCCGACAAGACCAACGGCACGACCGGCCTCATCGACGACCTGTCGCCGGGCCAGCAGAAAACCAACTTCGGCACGCTGCGTGACTTCATCGCCGACCTGTTCGGCACCACCACCGCCGCGCTGGCCACCGTCTGGGCCGCGTTCCGCCTGCACGCGCCGACGACGCTGCACAACGGGTCGTTGACCTTCGCGGTCGGCTCCTCCGCGCTCACGATCGCGCTCAAGACGCGCGCCGGCGCGACGCCCAGCGCGACCGACCCCGTGCTCATCGGCCAGCGCTCGGCCACCGCCGGCAACGGCGATTTCAACCTGCGCGCGGTGACGGCGGCAACCTCGTTGGTCGTGTCGAGCGGCTCCACGCTCGGGCTAGGCAACAGCGATTCGACGCCGCTTTACGTGTACGCGATCGACAACGCCGGCACCGAGGAACTGGCCATCTCGCAGACCTGGCTCGGGCCGTCGGGCATCTGCTCGACCACCGCCGAGGGCGGTGCCGGCGCGGCCGATTCGGCCTCGGTGGTGTACTCCACCACCGCGCGCACCAACGTGCCGTTCCGCGCGATCGCCAAGCTCGTCGCGCCGCAGACCACAGCCGGCACCTGGGCGGCCGTGCCCACCACGTGCCAGCTCTGGCCGTTCGATCCGCCGGGCGCGTTCTCGAAGACCTTCACCAGCGCGGACCAGACCATCAGCAGCGCCGGCGCGCTCACCATCGCCCACGGTCTCGGCGCCGTACCGTTCGGCGCGATGTATTACCTGGTGTGCCAATCCGGCGAGCTGGGCTACTCCACCAACGACGTGGTGCACATCGGCGCGGACATGGACTCCACCAACAACGTCGGCCGCTCGTTCGCAAGCGTGGTCGACGCGACCAACTTCGCCATCAAGTTCGGCTCGGCCGCCCAGCCGTTCACATTGGTACGGCCGGACACCGGCGCGATCGCGGCGATCACCAACGCCAGCTGGAAGCTGCGCATCAAGGCGTGGGTATAGACATGAACGAGACCGCCACCCACATCGCAGAGCTGTCGGCCGCCGGTGCGACCTCCGGCGTGCTGCTCTCCATCGCCGCGGCGCCGCTGGGCATTCCCTTCGAGGCGGTGCTGCTGGGCATGCTCGGCGCGATCGTCGCGGAATCGTTCGTACCGACCAGCGGGGCGCGTCGAGCGGCACGCTGGCGCCGGCTCGCGGTGGTGGTGGTCAAGATCCTGGCGGCCGGGTTGTTCGCTGGCCTGTTCACCAGGCTGGTCGAGACGCAGGCCGCGCGGGTGCTGGGCGTGTCGGTCGACGTGCTGCACATCGGCGTGGCCGCAGGCCTGGGCATCGTGGCGCCGATCGCGGTTCCGCTGATTCGGGCTTTCGTGACTCGCAAGTCGGGGGGAGGGCAATGAGCATGGTGCTGGCTACGCTGGGATTGGCCGGGTTCGTGTTGAGCTACGAGATGGCCGAGAAAATGACCGGGGCGACCCGGCACCGGGTGCGCCTGGCCATGCTGCTGCTGGCCGCCGGGTGTCTCGGCGTGGTCGCGCGGCTGGAGTGGCCGCAGGTGACCGAATGGGCGCTGCTGCTGCTCGCGGCTGGCTGGGTGGCGTTCCTCCTCGTCGACCGCCGCCAGGGGGTGCCCCATGTCGCAGGTGCTTCTCGCGCTGTCGGTGCTGCTGCTGCTCGACCGTCACGGCCAGGCGCATCCGCGCCTGACGCCGGCGCGCCGCCTGGCGATGATCTGGCTGGCGTGGTCGATCTGGCGCATCGTCGCGCGGGTGATTTGACTGAGCGGCGGAGGGCGATGTCGTGATCCTCCAACTGCGCCGCGATGCACGCGTGGGCGACGCCACGCTCGGCAAGTTGTACGTCGACGGGCAATACCGCTGCGAGACGCTCGAGGACCAGGTGCGCCCGGCTGGCGTCAAGGTCAAGGGCGAGACCGCGATCCCGGCCGGCGTGTACCAGGTCGTCATCACCATGTCGCCGCGGTTCGGGCGCCTGCTGCCGCTGCTCGTGGGTGTGCCGGGGTTCGAGGGTGTGCGCATCCACCCGGGCAACACCACGGGCGACACCGAGGGCTGCATCCTCGTCGGCCGTGGGCGGGAGCGGAACATCATCACGGACTCGCGCGCCGCGTTCGGGCCGCTCGCCGCCGACATCGAGGCCGCGATCGCCGGCGGGCAGCGGGTGGAGATCCAGATTACTGACGAGTTCGAGGGAGTGTCGACATGAAAGTCACCGACGAGATGGTCAACAGGTTCCTGTGCTGGACGTTGCCGCCAACGTTCGCTCCCGATGGTGGCGTGAAGTTCTCGCCGCCCGGGCCGGATGCGCGCGGATACGTCGCTTCGTGGCCATCAGGAACGAACTTGTTCACCTCCGAGCAGGCCCGAGCGATGCTCGAGCACGTGCTGGCCACGACGCCGGAGCCCTGATGTCCGCGCTCGCCTTCCTCGCCGGTCCGGTCGGCCGCTGGCTGCTGGTCGGCCTGGCGCTCGTTGCCGCGATCGGTGGCGCCTGGTGGCGTGGCCACTCGTCCGGCCTCGATGCCGGAAGAGCCGAGATTCGAGCCGCCTGGGACCGGGAAAAGCTCCGCGCCCAGGATGTCGCCCTGCGGGCCGAAGCCGCCGCCCGCGAGCAGGAGCACAGCATGGCCGCCAGCGTGGCAGCCGTGGCCGACCACTACGTCAAGGAGAATGCCCGTGCTACCGCTCAAACTGCTGATCTGCGCCGCCGCCTTGCTGACGGTAGCCTGCGCCTCACCGTACCCGCCGCCTGCCCCAGTGGTGATCCAGCCGCCGCGCCTGCCGGAAGTGCCGGCGGAGGTGATGGTCGAACGGCCGGCGAACTTCCTGGAGCGCTTGCTGCAGCTCTTTCCGACATCGGCGCCGAGGCCGACCAGGTAGCGCGGCAGCTCGAAGCGTGCCAAGCGATATTGCGGGCGGAGAGGGCGGCCGGTAAATAACCCTCCGGCTTGCGAGGCGGGCCGTGGCGATGGGGATCGTCGCGCGGACGTGGGCTAGGGTGTCCGACCGTCCGCGTGCGCTGGCGAGGCTGTATCTGCGTCGTGGAGGGCGCGGCGGATGCCTGCGCTTATGTCTCCCGAACCCAACGCCACCGCGCGCTCGATTTGAGCAGCAGTCAGGCGCACCGCCACTAGCCGGGTCTGCTGGTCGGCTGGGCGGGGTGGACGGCCGCGCGGGCGCTTTTCAGGCGCGGCGGGCTTGGTCTCTGACATGACGATCCTCGTAGCCGGCCAGGTAGGCCCGCCGCATGATGTCGCGCAGGTCGTGCTCGGTGAGCACCCGCGCGCCCGGCTCGGCGTGCCACGGCCAGCGAGCCAGCCATGCGTCGGCCTGCTCGCTGGCGCGGCGGCGCCAGCCTCGATTGGGGTGGTTGGACATCAGGCCCAAAAATCGACCGCGTCGCTCATCATGAGCTGATGGGCGGTCTCGTCGTCATTGTCGACGGTGTACGAGCAGCCAGCGCTGCGGCCAGCGACCTCTACTGCAAACCCGGCCCGCTCCGCCTCGCGGCGGACGCGGGACAGATATTCGGGCCACTGGGCATCAAACGCGTCGAGATCGGCGGGCTCAACGCACACGGCGTCGCGGGTGGTGTCGCGGTAGATGGTGATGGTGGTCATTTGATTCTCCTGTGCCCCTGTTCCCGAGGCGCGGCGCGATCGTCGATCGCATGTATTAAATGTATAACACTAATTCGAGCGCGTCAACAACTTTCGATTGTGCGGCGCGAAATTACGCAACCCTCAGTCTCTGATTGCCGAATCGGGTCCCCGCAACCAGACCCGTAGACAGTCCGCCAGCGGCCACATCGAGCCGCTGGTCGGGCTGGCCGAGTTCGGCGAATACACCCTCCGCGTCCTGCGACAGGGTGATCTCCCCCAGCAACTCCCTCAGTAGTTCCCGCGCGCGCTGCACGTCGTCCGTCAGCGCCGCCTGCAGGTCGAGCACCTGGCGCTTGTAGCGCGCCAGGGCGTCCTCGATCGTGCGCTCGGCCACGGCAGCCGCCTGGGCCGTTGCGCGCGCCCTTGGCGTGATTGCCATGACGACCACTCATGTTGACGCCGGCCGCCTCCGGGCCATACTTGGCGATCTTCTTCCGTTCACGGTATCGACGCGAGCGGGCCAGTGCTTTCGCGGGATCTTTGCTAGGCATTCGGGAACTCCTGCACTTGAATGTCGGCAGGGAATTCAGACAGGTCCGCGCCGCTTCGGTTGCGCAGTTCCATGCGCTTGCCGTCGAAAATGACGTGGCTGCCGCCCTGCTTAAAAAACACGGGCACGCCGGCGGCCTTGCACTGCCGGACTGTCGACCGCGCCCATTCGATGTCGAACGGCCGCGCCTTCATGCCGGGCTGGTCGGACTCGCCGCCAACGATGATCCAGTCGAGGCCGATGTCGCCGCGCAATGTGGCGCCGTCGTTGGGGCACAAGCCGCCGACTTGGTTGGTGCGGAAACCACAGACATGGCAGCATGCCGTGCGCAAGTCGGCGAACGCAAATCGCCATTCCACCAGACCCAAAGCCGGCTCGTAGCTCACGAACCGCTTCGCCGCCGGCGTGGCCAGCAGCTTTGGGATGTCGCGGTCGGCCTCCTCCTGGTTGACGATGGTGGCGCCGAGCCAGACATGCGGATTCGTGCGCCACCACAGATCGGACACCATGCCCTTGACGTTGCCGATCCGCTTCGTAAGCAACAGCCAAGTTAAGTGCGGCGTGCACTGGATCAGCGCGAACAGATCCATGCGCCAGTCGAGCGGCACTTCGTTGTCGAACACATCGGCCAGCGACGAGCAAAACACCAGCCAACGCTCGCCCGACTGCTGGGCGCGCCAATCCCAGGTGAGCGGCTTGGCCCAGTTCGACGCGGACGTCCTGCGCCGCGCCTGCCCGGCGCCCCAGGTCACGCCCATCGTGCGCGCCGGCGTGCTGACGCTCGCGTAGCAATGTTCGCAGCCCGGCGAAACCTTGGTGCATCCGATCCACGGGTTGAACGTGGAACGCGTCCACGCGATCTTCGATACGTCGGCCATCACAATCCTCCTTCGTGTCGGTGCGCCGGGTGCTGGTTGCACCGGCGCCAGAACATCGGTTCGTCGGCGCGCATCAGGGACAGGTGCGCGATGACATCGTCGGTGGGGCACATCGCGCCGCCCCACGAGTTCGCGTAGTAGCCGATCGGGTGCATGCACAGGCAGCAGAGCACTCGCATGTCGGTGCCCTTCCGGTTCGGTCGCATCGCCACCGTGGGCCGGAGCTTCCGAAACAGGTACGTGACGCCGCTCCGCGGGCTCGTCTCCATGAACATGCCGGTCAGCAGGTATTGCTTCATGGTGTGGTGCCGGACCATGGTCCCAAGCAACTGCAGCGCCTTCGCTTCCTGCTCGATGCCCCACGCGAACGACGCGCCGATCGTGTGGAGCTGCTTGTCGAGCCCGTGGAAGGCGGGTTCGATCGCCTTCGTGATCCGACCATCCGCCTCTTGGAACACGTACACGTCGACGCGATACTTGTGCGAGTAGAACGTGTTGCGGAGCGTGACCCCCTCCGGAAGAGGTTCCGGCTTCGCGCCCAAGGCGGCATAGGGATAGCTCGGTTCGATGACCAGACGCTCCTGGTCGATCGGCATGGGGATGCCAGCCCACTCCTCGCGCGACTCGGCCAGGGCTGACAGACGTCCACGCAGGAAGGCGTGGCTATCCAGAGAGCGCAGCAGTTCGAGGCGCCTATCCTCCTGCGGTACGTGCAACGGCGGTTGCAGAGACGCCACCTGCGGCGACTCGCTTGGTGGGGCGGCCACGCTTCTTGGGTCCAGTCGTTCCAGATTCAGGGGCACTCCCTGATCCAGCAGGCGGCGCACTTTCTCCCGCCGGTCCACTCGTGCTTGCCGGCGCGCGCTTCGCCGGGCCTTTGACTTCGGCATTTGGGTCCTCCGTTGCAGTGGTGTCGAGGTCTGCGATGATGTACTCGCAGGTGTCCTCGTCGAAATCGAGCGCACGGGTGTGCGTGCCGTCCTCCTGGCGGATCAGCAGCACGTAGCCGCGGCGCAGCATGTCCTTCACGATGCGCGCGGCTCGGATGCGCTCAACCGGGTTCTTCGGGTCAAACGACAGCTTGGTGTCGCCGGCGCCGACGTTCAAGATCCCAACCTCTCCTGACATGGTGTTCTCCTGGGTGAAAAAAGGGCGCCAGCGGCGCCCCTTCGTGTCGATCGCAGCGGTCAGTTGCCCGGCAAGCCGAGCATGACGCGCGTCAACAGGGTGGCCACGCGCGCCGCGTTGCGCCTCGTCGCGTATCCGCGTGCGATGCGGTACTGCT